GATTCAAGTTAGAAATTAAATGTCCTGTAACAAGAGATATTGTAATAAGTGGTAAAATACAAGGTGAAATTTGTCCATATTATTATTATTGTCAAGTACAACAACAGTTAGTTTGTTGTGAATTAGATATATGTGATTTTTGGCAGTGTAAATTAACCGAATATGAATCAAAAGAAAAATATTTATTAGATAATTGTGAAACATGTATTAATACTATTGGAACAAATGGAACTAAAATGGATGTTGACAATAAACTTAAAAAAGGTATTATTCTTGAATTTTATCCAAAAAAATTTATACCAGAGTTTGATGGTGATTTACCAGAATGGAAATCTAAACATATATATCCTAAAAGATTGGATATGGATTCGACACAATATGAAACATGGGTATTTGAAACATTAGATAAATTTAAAGAAATATATCCCGAAATTAATAAAGATTATTATTTTTATCGTATTATTTATTGGAAATTAGAATCGTCACATAATGTTGAAATTGTGCGGGATGATGTATTTTTTAGTAATATATTACCAATTTTAAATGAAACATGGGAAAAAATTTTATATTATAGAAAAAATCAAGATAAATTAAATGAATTACAACTTATTGTAAATAAAAGAAAAAAATATGTTAAAATGGCATTAAATTATACAATTCATAATAACTATATTGTTAATAATAAATATAAAATATTAGCTGAAAATTTTGATAAAAATTTATTATTAAAATTAAATAAACTTGTGCAAAAACCAAAACAAAAATATTTTGGATTTAATAAATATATTAAAACAGAACAAAATAAAGATTGCGATTCAGACGGTGGAGATTTTATTGATAATAATGAATGTGATTTTATTGATGATAATATTTGTGATAATGTTAAAAATGTTGATAATGTTAAAAATATAAAAGATGTAAAAAAAGATGTAAAAAAAGTTAAAACTAATTTAGTAAAAAAACTTGAGATAAAATCATTCAAAACACTAGATATTAATAATAAAGATGATTGTGAATTTATTGATTAAATAAATTGAAAATATATTTGTATTGATTAATAGTTATTAATATAATGCAAAATAGTTCAATAATTTTAGATATTAATAAATCTGAAGTTGGTTCTGATGTTAGTTCTGATGTTGGTTCTGATGTTAGTTCTGATGTTGGTTCTGAGGTTGGTTCTGATGTTAGTTCTGAGGTTGGTTCTGAGGTTGGTTTTGATGTTGATTATGATGTTGATTATGATATTAAAACAGAAAATTTGTTATCTCAATATAATATAAAACAATGCAGTTTAAGTCTACATGATAAAAGTAAATTATATGAATCAAAATTGCAAGTTAATTCAACACCAAAAGTTATAGAAATAGATAAATTAGTTGAATCTTTTATTAATAATAATTTAGAATTAGACAAGTATTATTATTTAAAATTTTCAAATAATTGTATTTTTAATAAATATTATAATGAATGTTATATTTATTAAAAATTATTTTAAATTATTTTGTGGTTTAGTATGATTTATTACTTTATTAGTATATGTAAAAGATTTATTTCTTAGATACTTTTGTAGATGCTTTTTTAGATGATTTTTTAGATACTTTCTTAGATACTTTCTTAGATACTTTCTTAGATACTTTCTTAGATGATTTCTTAGATGATTTCTTAGCTCCTCCTTTTAATCCACTAATTTTAGTTCCTCTTTTTTTAGATGCTTTCTTAGATGATTTCTTAGATACTTTTTTAGATACTTTTTTAGATGCTTTTTTAGCTCCTCCTTTCTTAGATGCTTTTTTAGATGATTTCTTAGATGCTTTTTTAGATACTTTCTTAGATGATTTCTTAGATGATTTCTTAGATGATTTTTTAGCTCCTCCTTTTAGACCACTAATATTAGTTCCTCCTTTTTTAGATGCTTTTTTAGATGATTTCTTAGATGATTTCTTAGATACTTTCTTAGATGATTTCTTAGATACTTTCTTAGATGATTTCTTAGATGATTTTTTAGCTCCTCCTTTTAGACCACTAATATTAGATCCTCCTTTCTTAGATGCTTTTTTAGATGATTTCTTAGATGATTTCTTAGATGATTTTTTAGATACTTTTTTAGATGCTTTCTTAGATGATTTCTTAGCTCCTCCTTTTAGACTACTAATATTAGATCCTCCTTTTTTAGATGATTTCTTAGATGCTTTCTTAGCTCCTCCTTTCTTAGATGATTTCTTAGATGATTTCTTAGATGATTTCTTAGATGATTTTTTAGATACTTTCTTAGATGATTTCTTAGATGCTTTCTTAGCTCCTCCTGACATATTTGCATCATTTGTATCAGAAGATCCTTGTTGGGTCACTGTTATGATTTGACCATTTGTATTAATATAAGCATTATTTATTATTTTTTTTAAGTCCACAGCTTCTTTGCGAACATCTTGCGCAACTTTGCATATACTTATGTTCTTTATTGCATTTTTTATGTTATGTTCAGTTGGCTCATCATTAATAGTTATAGGTATATCTTTACCATTAAATTTAATTACATAATTGACATAATCGTTTGATTTTTGTGGCACACTTTCTTCAACAGACATCATTTTTATTTATATATATATAATATACTATATATTTTTTTACATTATTTTTTATTTAAAATTAAATATTTTTCATTTAAAATTTGATTTCCAGATATATTTGAAAAATTATAATCAGGAGGTTGTTTTGGTTTTCCTGATGGACCATATCTAAATTTCATTTGTTTACCTTGTTTTCTTTTTTCTAAACCACTAAGTAAAGAAGATCTAATTGATTCAACTGGTATTCCATAACATTTATATGTAAAATCTTTAAATGGTGAATCGTCAATAACTGTAATCTTTTTATAATTTAAATATGTATTTCTTAATTTAAAAAACTTCCCAATCAATGTATTAAATAATTGTGTATTTTGTTTATTTCTATTAATTAATGCATAATAATATTCAAAAAATAGATACATCATAACTAAATTATATGTACCAAAATGTGTTTTTTTCTTATCTGAATAATTATAAACAATACATCTTTGATTATTACCATATAATTTTAATATTAACATACTATCATAAAAAAATTCTATATGTTTATCTAAAAATGAAAAAAATGGAGTAAATTCTTTAACTGAAATTTTATTACCAAATTTTTTATTTAAATGGTTATATATAAATTTAGCATCGTGTTCATAATTTGTTGAAATAATTTCATAATAAGGAATATTTTTAATTACATCTTTTTTTGTTACTTTTTTAGCATAATAATTAAATGCATGTAATCCAACCGCAATTAATTTACTTTTTTGAATAATTTTTTTACGAATAAATTTAATTACACTATCGTTAGTTGATTGTAAAATAATATTTTTATCAACATTTGATTCATCAATTGGATAGTATTTTAAAATAGTCTGAAAACGTGTAATTGATTTATCAAGTCTCCAATAAGATGTCATTGGATCAGTTAGTACTCTATATGCATCAACCATCATAAAATGTGGATTTGTGCATTTTATTCCATCAACAATAATTATTGGCATATTATTATTAATATGTGTTGGAATATATGATATATCACAATAATTAACAAAATTAACAAAAATTTTATATGTTTCAGGATGAATACCTTCTTTACCTTCAATATGTTTAAATCCTTGTGCATATAATTCTTCAGTTAAATTAATAATATCCTCAAGTGGTGTTGTAGAATAAAATTCAATATCTGCAATATCAGGCCAATTAAAATATGCACCATCAATATTTGTATAAAAAGCATCATCAGGATTTTTTTTAATAATTAATAAATTTTGTGCAAATCCACCATAAACAATTTTATTATTTTTTTTAATATAATTTTTAATTGCATTATAAACTTTTGACATTTCTAATAATGTCGGTTCATAAAATGTTTTATATTCTTTTGCAGCATCATCTTTAATTTTACTTAAATTTTGATTTATTTTTTCCATGTCTTCAGTACGATACATTTCTAAATAGTAGTTATACTATTATTTAGAAATAAATCATTTATTAATTATTTATAAATTAGTTAATATATAATTAAATGACAATATTTATTTCTTCATCAATATTGCATGTATTATTATCAGAATTATTAATAAATTTTTCTTCATAACCATTTGGTGAAAAATAATCTCCATAATAATTTTCAATTTTATAAACTTTAATAAAATTGTCCCAAGATAATTTATCTTCAATAAATAAATTATTCATTATCTCATATTTTTTTGCAAATAATTCAGGAATTTTAAAATTGTTATCCGTATCTGCACTTGATTTAAATATTTTAAATAATTTTAAATCAGATTCATATACTTGTTTTGATTCATCTATTTTTTCTTTTTTTATTTTTAACATATTAATAGAACGTTGTAACTCTGCACTCTGATTTGTAAAAATTAATAATTTATTTGAGTTTTCTTCATTAGTATTTAATGGTGTTATTTGTGAATTGATAACTTCTTTATTTAATGGTGTTATTTGTGAATTGATAACTTCTTTATTTAATGGTGTTATTTGTGAATTGTTAACGTCTTTTTTGAATATTGTGTTATTACTATTTAAAGTTATTGTATATGATTTATATATAAAACAACTATTTTTTCTGTAATGATGAATTAATGCAGAATCTTCAATAAAATTATTTTGTAAACAAGATAAAATAAATGTTTCTGCTAAAT